TGAATACTTCAACTAACCACCCACTGAACGTAAGTGTCCATAGTGGAAATTTCTTTATGATTGACCATATTTTCTTTAACATGGTAATATATAGGTGAATTCTAAGAGAAGAATTTTTCTCTTTGAGATTTGGGTATTTTAAAGTTCTTATATTCTTTCATAAGGTCAGAACCTTTTGCAAATTTGACTCTGACTGTAGGAAAATCTATTATATCACATGCAATGTAAGTTATGTCTTTACAGTGTTCTGTTGCAACTTCCTCATTGATACTTCTACTCCCACCAATCATATTAGAAGGTGCAAATGCAAGACCACCTTTAGTGAAACACTTTTGGTCATATAGATTTCCTTCTTCGTCAATATGGTCATATCCCTTTCCATCTACGAATGTGAGTTTAGGATACCATATCTCTAATTGACGTTCTAAGAAGTGTGAAGCAAGTCTCCCGTCTTTTAGGATATCATGTATAGCTTCTTGGGTTAGGTCTCCAAAAGAGACGTTTTGTATCTCGTATGTGTCTACCATTATGCAACTAAGTTCTTATTGTATTCCCTCAAGTCCTCGATTTCCTCAATCAAGTCCTCTGCACCACCTCTCCACGTTGGGTGGTCGGGTGTGTTAAAAGGTGAATCAATCACTTCAATGTTGGTGATATAATCAAAAGAACCACTCAGACCATTCAGTCTGTTAACGTGTTTCATGACCAAAGCTGCAACACTAGCTTCAGTGAGTGAAGGGGAATTGTAATAAGAGTGTTCACCCTCACCAAATGCATCTTCCTCAAAGACCAGTTTGTCCACGTGGAATCCAATCACATACTCGGAACCACCCTTGAACTTATGGAAGTTCGTTCCATACTCCTCAAGATTCTGAGTGTTGACCACATACCACCTTGCAGTCCCATCTTTAATTCTATCTAATCCCATACTATTCTCCTTTTCTAAGTTCTTTTAATTGATTGATTGTATCTTCTGCACTAGTGTGTAAAATACCAATCCCACCATGTTTTTCCCATGCATCAAGGTTCTTTTGTCTGTCGTCAATAAGGACACTCCCTTTGATTGCAAACATACCTTTTTGACTACCAGTCATAGTGCAAGTGACAACAACACTTGGACTGACATATTCTCTAATCCACTCGTTCTTATCGAACACTACCAATTCTCTGTTGACTACACCAGCTGCAGTTAGGATTTCCCAAGGAAGTCCAGTGTGTCTGACATATGCAATCAAGTCATACATATCAGGCATAGGTGGTAAGTTTCTGAACAATCTTTTGTTGGTCAACTCTTCTTTTCTTTCGTCATAGTCATTGTGACCAGCGTCTGTGTTAGGGAATTCTCTCCCTGTCAATTTTTCAACACCAGTGTTGAAATCTGCTAATACTCCGTCCATATCAACGAAGATTCTTTTTATTACTTTATTTTCCATACTGTTAGTATACCAAAAAGTTGACCCCATTGTCAAGCTTTATCGTATTCTCCTTAATCTTTTGTTTTTTCATTATAGACATAGTATAACAAAAAGTGACACCTATTGTCAAGCCTTGTTTAGTCTATTTTTAGGGTTTTTTCGAGTGTATATGCTTCGTTTTCGTCTACGACTCCGTCTGTTATGACTTGTCGTAAATGCACCATTTCGTGTGCAAGTGTCACATATCTTTCTGAGTCATATTTGATATAGATATCAATATGTGTCTCATTTTTGAATTGACGTGGAAATTCTATGATTCCCTTTTGTTTGAATGAGGGTGGTAGTCGTTTGATATATACAGTGACACCCTGTTCATCTGCAATATTTAATTGTTCTGCAAGACTAATAGCTTTGTCTAACATTTTGTTGTCCTTGCAGTAGATTTCCACTATTCTTCCTCTTCTATCTCTTCTCTACTGTCTTCGTCTATTTCATAACCACAGAATGGACAGTGGTCTATCTCGTATTGGTGTGATTCCATTGAATGGAATACGTCACACTCTGATTTGCAAGCAGGACAATAAATCCTGTATCCTTGTTCGTAATTCATTATTCCTCCTCGGGAATATATCCGTCATCTATTTTACCTGTATCAACCATTATCTTAGTATATAAGTTTGTATAACTTTTTTTCTTTCCGTCTAATGTTGCATAGGGTAGGGGGTGTTTTTTCTCGGGTTCATAAAAATCTAATCCAGCAACAAAAACTCTAACTTCTTGATACATTCTATCAATGTTGTTGAATAAGTGATTCCATCTTCTATCTTGCACAGTTTGTCTTTGAGGTGCATTCAGATACAAGTAAAACTTTTTCATTAATCTTCCCAAACATCTCCATGTTTTATATGTTCTGCAAGTTGGTCATAACCACCTATTGCATTACCATCTACTCTGATTTGTGGGAATGTTCGTGCAGTAGGAAACTCTTCAAAGAGTTCTTCTCTAGTGAAATCAGTATCCAACTGTTTGTAAGTGTATTCTAGTCCTTCCTTTTCACATAAAGACTTTGCTTTATCACAGTAAGGACATTGTGTTTTTCCAAATATTTCAATCATAATAAGTGTTGACTCCTTTCTTTCTTTGCAGTATATATTGTTCCAGTTTTACGACCATAATAAGGGTCTCTCTTTACACCTTTGGTTCCCTCGTCAAAGAAGAAAAAGGACACTACTGATACCAGTGCAACCCAAAGTATTGCTATTAAAATTACACCATCCATTATAGTTTAAAGTCCTCAAATGTAGAATCATCTACGTCTTGTTTAATACCACCAATAAGATAGGATTCAATCTCCGTCTCTTGTGGTGCGTTCTGAAGTCCTCTACTGTTGAACCAATGTTGTGTCCAAGGTAAAGGGTTGTTAGTTGATGAGATATCATAGATAGGATTCAATCCTATTGCACGAAGTCTCTTGTTTGCAATATACTCAACATAGTTTCCTAACAAGGGTGTTGATAATCCAATCATTGACCCGTGTTGGAATAGGAAGTCTGCCCAATCCTTTTCTTGTTGAACTGCATCTTCGTATAACTCATACACTTCCTTTTCACAATCTTTCATTACTTGATTCATTAACTTATCGTTCTCTTGGTTCTTATAACACTTTAGTATGTGTTGTGATATTGCAAGGTGTTGTGACTCGTCTCTTGCAATCAGAGAGATAATCTTTGCACTCCCTTCCATCATCTTAAGTTCTCCAAATCCGAATGAACACGCAAAGGATACAAAGAATCGTATTCCTTCTAAGATGTTGACTGATATCAATGCAAGATATAGTGCTTTATATAAATCATAATCGTCTACCTTAAGACCAAGTAATCTTCTACGACCTAGTTCAATAAACTCATCATATTTTTCTGTAACCATCTCTGCACGTTTTACTATCGCTTCTTCATCAAGTATAGTGTCAAAGACATCACTAGGATTACTATACACATTCTTTATAATATGAGTGTAACTTCGTGAATGTATTGTTTCCATAAAGTCCCAAGTGATAATACAAGACTCGAGTTCGGGAAGTGTCACAAACGGTAAAAATGCTATGGATGGAGCACGACCTTGAACCGAGTCTAGTAAAGTTTGATACCTCAAGTTAGAGGTAAAGATGTGTTTTTGTGCATCATTAAGATTCTGATAATCTGCTCTATCTTTCTGTAGAGATACCTCTTCGGGTCTCCAAAAGAATCCTAATTGTGTTTGAGTGAGTTTATCAAATATTGGATACTTGAACTCATCAAATCTTTGAGTGTTAAGTGACTCACCAAAGAATATCTTATTCTTTTTAAAGTCTACATTGTTTTTATTAAATACGGTCATTTCCTTTCTTCTCTACTTTAGTCAACCCTTCATATGCATTTGCAAGGTCTGTTTTATTTGGTACTTGATTCCACTCTTCTGAAAACTCTTGTAACTTTTCATTGTATTGACATCCTTCTTCTTTAACTGAATACCTATCTCGTCTTCCGTCAAATTCCAATACTGGAACATCTCTTCCCTGTCCTCTTAACCAGTCCTTTCTTTGGAACGTAGCACTTGGTATATTCAATATTCTAGAATTATTATTATAGAAGTGTAAGAAGATGTGATAACTATACTCTCCTAAAAATGTGTCTCTCCAATGAGGGATGTTTGGCCCTTGGTATAAGAGAACATCTCCAACCTCTAATGAAACTGCAATTGACTTTCTATTTCTAATGGGAACATTCTGCGTGTTATTTATAACCCATTCTCTATCTGTCTCATCAACATAATCTCTATCGTTTTGCACCCATATCTTCCAAGGTGTATTATCATCAGACTTGTAGTCTAAACATATTGTTGCACTTATTTCACAAGAAGGTCTATCTAAATGTGAAGTTAAGTATGCACCCCTGTCATATTTTCTAGTATACGAATAGGTTTCTCTTAGTTGCATATCAATAACTGGGTCTAATGCATCCTTTAACCATCTATGCATTGCAACACCCCAAGGTGTGCAATAACCTGCCTTAGATTTACCTATAGTCTCTTTGGGTGAATGACTTGTTATATCATTCATTTCACGATATAGAATTGATTCATCCCATTTTGGATTTGACTCAACGGTCTTCCAAGAATCCAGTGTCATATTTATAATTTCTTTAGGTATGAAGTTTCTCAATACAACAAATCTGTCCTTCATCAAAGACCAAGTCTCGGGATTAGTTTTACCCGAAACACCCTCTTCATTGACGTAATGTATAGTTCTATCTTTAGATGGAACAGGCATCGCAATCCTCCTCATCATTTGGGGAATCCATCATAGGTGGTATATAATCATTCATTGCAGAGTTCTCATCTTTAACAACGTCTTCTGTTTTACCATCCATAGTGTTTTGATAATATGATGTCTTCCAACCATATTTGTAAGTGTTCAATAAGTCCTTCGCCATAACTGACACTGGCACTTCTCCGTTATCATAGTTTTCGGGATTGTAAGACCAATTACCACTAATCGCTTGGTCAAAGAACTTCTGCATTATTGCAACCACATTTATGTATCCAGTGTTATCTTTCATATCCCATAGTAATGTGTAAGAGTTCTTAAGATGAGTGTATTGAGGAACTATTTGTTTCAATGTACCCTTTTTACTCTTCTTGACACTAAGGTAGTCTCTAGGTGGTTCTATTCCATTCGTTGCATTACAGACGACTGAAGAACTCTCAGATGGCATTTGTGCAGTCAACGTGGAATGTCTTAAACCATATGTTTTGATATCAGTTCTTAGTTGTTCCCAATCCATATTGTAAACTGGTTTTACTAATTCATCTACTTCTTTCTTGTAGTGGTCAATTGGTAATTGTCCTTTTGCATATTTTGTTCTGTCAAAATACTCACAAGCACCTTTCTCTTTTGCAATATCATTTGATGATTTTAAAAGATAATATTGGAATCTCTCTGTCAAGTCGTGTATCAAGTCCCAAGCACTTTGGTCGTCATACTTGACCTTATTCTTTGCAAAATAATGTGCAAGACCAATGTATCCTATTCCCAGTGACCTTCTTGCGAGTGTTGACCTTTCTGCAGCATTAATTGGATATTTTTGATAATCAATTAGTTCTTCTAATCCTCTAACTGCAAGGTCACATAATAATTCCATCTCATCATCTCTTGCAAGACCAATGTTGACTGCAGATAGAATGCACAATGCAATCTCTCCTTCTCCGTCAATGTGGTCGATAGGGTCTGTTGGTAATGTAATCTCTTGACATAGGTTACTCATATAAACTTTATCAGTGAATGAACTATGAGTATTAGAATGGTCTATATTCATAATATAGATTCTACCAGTCTCTGCACGTTCCTTTAGGATATCAGTAAATAGTTCTCTTGCACTCACCTTAGTCTTAGGTATAGATGTTGCACGTTCATACTTCTCATAGAGTTCATCAAACTCGGGTGTTCCAAATGCATCATATAATCCTGGCACGTTATGTGGACTGAACAATGTTATCTCTCCATTTGCAAGAAATCTTTTATAGAACAACTCTGATATCTGAATGGAATAATCTAACTTTCTGACTCTGTTATCTTCTGTTCCTTTGTTGTTCTTTAACACTATGATGTCTTCTATCTCTTGATGCCAGATAGGGAAATGAACTGTTGCACTTCCACCTCTAATTCCATTTTGAGTACAACATCTAACAGTGGTCTCAAACTTCTTAAGGAAAGGTATGACTCCAGTATGTTGAACTTCTCCTCCTCTAATCTTTGAACCCATTCCTCTGATTCTTCCTGCGTTGATTCCTATTCCAGCACGTTGAGCGACATATCTTCCGATTGCCATATCTGAACTAAAGATTGAGTCAAGTGAATCATCGGAATCAATAAGAACACAAGATGCAAATTGTCTTAAAGGTGTTCTCACTCCCGACATAATTGGTGTTGGTATATTAATTTTGAATGTAGAGATTGCATCATAGTATCTCTTAACATAGTCTAATCTATTCTCACCATAGTTTCTAAACAGAGTCATTGCAATTAACATATACATAAATTGAGGTGTTTCAAATACCTCTCCATTACTTCTATCTTGAACTAAGTATTTGTCAACAACTTGTTGGAGACCTGCATATGTAAAATCTAAATCTCTTCCGTGTTTTAGATATCCTTCTAACTTAGATATCTCTTCATCTGAATATAGAGATAGAATCTCTGAATCATATACCCTCTTGTTGATATTTCTTTCAATGAGTTCTTTGAGTGGTGGATATATTTCACTGTCTTTCCATTTGGTATTGAACACTTGTTTCTGTATTCCAAATAGTAAAAGTCTTGCAGCAACAAATTGATAATTAGGATTTTCTAATGATATCAAATCACTTGCAGATTTAACTAAAATCTTTTGTATTTCTTTTGTGGTAATTCCATCAAAGAATTGTAACCCACTATTCATTTCAACTAATGATTCGGAAACACCTGTAATTCCTTTACACGCCTTCTCTACCATTCTATGAATCTTCTCTAAGTTTATCTCTACCTTTGACCCATCTGTTTTTAGAACTCTTATATCTGCATTCATACCTTCTTGTACTCCTTAATCTTTAACTTTGCACCAAGACCCGTGAATGTGCATTCATCTATTATACTCTTAACTTCTTCTTCTGTCAATCCATTAACAATCATTTCATTGATATCTTTGTATTCAGTTATTCGTTTGTCATTCCAAATACATACCGAGTATCCAAGGTCAACAACCTCTTCTAACTTTTTTAATATCTCTTTGTTTCTTGGTTCATTATCAAATATGAGTACTGCATTGTTTTTTATCGTCTCATCTATTTTTTTGAAGTCACTACCTGCAACTGCAATTGCATTCGGTAGGAATAAACTATCTATTGGGCCTTCTGTAACATAGATAGTTTTAGTTTTGTCCACTTTATTCAGATTAAAGATGAGTGGAAGTTCATCTTGGAGTCTCATAGTTAAGTATCTTAGTGGTGAGTTATTGATTGCTCTTCCACTGATACCTATGAGTTCCCCCTCCTCATTGAAGAAGGGTAATACTATTCTTGGGTCATTTCCAAGTACACGGTCTTTGTATTTAGAAGACAACATACTTAAAGATTGAGGATTTTCAGTATACCACAAATCTTTGAAATGTACTTCGGGAATCATTCTGTCTTCTAAGTATTTCCTTGCAACTGCAACTTCGTTGCACGGTTTCATTAGAAATTTTAGGTTATCAACAGTCATAATATCTTTCTTATTTATCACTTCTGTTTTGGGTTTGAACTTAAATTCATTAGAAGATGGCATCTTATGACTACTTGCACTTCTCTTAGGTTTACGACCACTTTCCTTCAACCACTCTTTTATATATTCTTTATGAATAACTGGGAAGTGGTCTTTGATGAAGTTTATGGATGATGTGGATTTACCACAATTATGACATTTGTAGATGTAACTCTGCTCTACTGCAAAGTGGTATCCACGTGCTTTGTAAGTGTTTTTTGATGAGTCTCCACAATAGAGACAACGGTGATTAAGGGTAGTATCTCCCTTCCATTTTGCCATATCCAACGAGGATACGACCATACTCAAGTATTTTCGTTCTAACCATAACATTAGTACCATTATACACGATACTAATGTTATTTACAAGGGGTTTTTTATCCGTCTATAAGAGCTTGAATTTCTGCAATCGTAGCATTATTAGTAACTACACTAGCATCATATGCCACTTTTTGTGGGTCATCTGATTCCATATCTGCATATCCAGTTGGTACTGGTGGTAATCCATCTCCTGATTCGAACCAAGCTTTTCTTCCTGCAAGGTCGTCCATCAAAGGTATAGTCGGGGTATCGTATCCTTCGGGTGCTGCCATTTTAATCTCCTAAATTAATTATACAAGGTTATTTAGTATTTGACAAGTCTTTAACTCGTTTTTTTGGTACTTGAATTACGTATCTATTTTCAACTACTTTGGGTTTATCTTCCTCAACTTTTCGTGCAATGAGTCCTGCAGATGACACTAGGAGTAACACTGCAAGTGGGTCAAACACAAAGATAAGTGCATATATGACCCACCTCACTGCGTTGTCAAGGTACTTGACACTGTCTTCTTGACCATAGATTACCTCTGCAACATACTTGATTGGCCCTATTTTAGAATCCTGTTCAAGTTGTTTACGTTGTATTGGTAATTTATCTTCAGTGTATCCTGTAATCAGATTGATTGAGGTGTCTATATCTTCTGCAATCTGTTTTCTCTCGTCTTTCTGTTGTCTGTTGATATAGTTTCTATCTTGTGGTCTACCAGTAGATAACACTAGGTCTAAGTTTGCAACTCTGTCTTGGTATCTTTCTATCTTACCTTTTTCTGCATCTATCCTAGTGTCAAGTATAGATAATTCTAAGTTGTTTCCATCACCAACCAATGACACTTCAATATTTGCTTTGGATAGGTATCCAAATATACCGAGAGATGTAATCAACATCAACACTCCAACAGAAGATAAAAGATACCATTTTAGATAATTAAGTTTATCCCACACTAAGTGTAGATATGCAGCAGTAACAAGTTTACCAAACTCTAATGCAGTCATCATAACTATTGTTCCGAGATATGCACCTGCAAATATAGTTGCCATACCGATGACTGAAAAGTATGCAGCGATTCCTGCAATAGTAATAGAGGTGAGTAGAGCCAAGTAGTTTAGAAATTTTATCATAATATTATCTTCGTTTCATCACATCATTGAATGACCTGCGTTTCTTAGGTCTCCAAGTTGCGACATCATTACCAGTTCCAACGACAGCACTTCCTGTTGCGTTGACTGGTGCATCTTCCATCATATCAAATTTAAGATACTTCATAAGTTTATTTGCAAGTTCGTGACCTGCAGCAATGTCTGATGGAAAGTGAACTCCCATTCTCATTCTTCCCATTCCACTAATGATTGCACCATTGTATAATCCGTCTTTATGTTCGGGATAGATGGTTGCGTAATAGTTAGCAACAATTTTAGGTTGAACTGTATGTCCTGAAGGATAAGATGGTGTCTTTGATGTTTTAGTTATATACCTATCAAAATCGATATTAAGTTTATCTGCAATCTGATATGGTCTAGGTCTATCGAATAAGTTTTTGTAATGTCGTATGATTGGTCTTACTTGTTCTCCTAAGTAAACCATTCTCTCCTCATCATAGTAGAGGTCTTCCTTTTCCATATAATCTTGGATGTAGTAATATGGATTCTCATCCGTGTTGAGATATTCTAATTCCTGCAATTTTGTAGTATTGTCTCGTGCCGTTTTTATCTCGTCAAGTTCCATACGAACCTGCTTACTATCATTTTTCGGTGGGGTGGGTAGTGTGATGTCCTTCCAGTCTCCAGTAAAGACTTCTATCTCGTCATACTTGACTTTCTTGTGGTCTTGGTAGTCCGAGTACTTAAGGTTGTTAATCGTTTGGATTTCTTCAATAAACATCATCTGCAGTTACCAATATCCTATCGTTCTCACAAACACCTGCATATACTGAGACACCAAAGTAGTTGGAGTGTTCGTTGTTTATAAACACTTCTGTCTTAGGACTATATTCAATTTCATTTTGAACGTGTTTTCTTCTGAGTCTATATGAACCTCTTTCAAGTCTATCAAGTTCTGCTGACTCGGTAATCATATCTACAGAGACTTTGTCGTTCTCTTTTAACCAATGATAAAACTGTTCTTCTAGTGATAACATTTGGTCATTAGATAACACTTGGTTCTCCTTTAACAATGCAAGTGCAACAGCATAAGATGCAAATGCACTCTTACCAAAAGGAACCTTCTCTATTATCTTCTTGAGGTTAAATACTAATCTATGTAAAGGGGTGAGGGATGCTTTCTCTTCTGCAGTTTTTGGGTTGTTCTCTACTTTCTGATTTGAACCTTCAACTGATTTTAGTTTTATTCTTTTACCCCTATCGTCAATAAACCCGAACTTATATGCTGGATGTTTATCAAAAGGTGTGGTTAACATCTTTAGGATACGGAAGACTATTAAGGTGTCGATTACTCTCATAATACTATTTAGGTGCTCCCATTACTCTCCCTCGTCTAAAACCTTCGGGAATTGCATCTGTTTTATGAATTTTTTGTGATTGTATGCCATCTGTAACCCACATCTTACCATATTGTGAATTACCTTTACCCTTTTGGTGTTTTGCACTTTTCAGACCAATCTTATTCTTAGTCTCTTCAGTATGTGTCTTACCTAGGAATGTTCCTTGTGGATATAGTTCTCTCACCCTAAGATATCCTTTAAGAGATGCTTCTTTTGTGATTGACTTGAGTTTACCTTCCTTATGTAATCTTATTGCATCCTCTCTTTTTCTCTGACGATACTCTTCAGTCAACATATAAGACCTGTCTAATGTTGCATTACAACCATCCCAACCACCGTGACCACCACTTGTCATATTAAGACACTTGGGGTCTGTATACCACAAATCACCAATCAACTCATCTTCAGCGAGATTAAGTTCATCTATTGAATTGTAGTATTCTAATATGGTAAATTCAAATGGGTCGTTACGCTCTTTTAGTTTCTTACCACTACCAGTGTAACCATCATCTATAGTTGTAGTTGAATGCTTACCAAGATAATAGTCACCATTGTTAAAAAGGAGACTATAGGTATAATAATATTTCATATAAGTATTTAGGTAAGTTCGAGTCCTAAGAGTCGAATAAGTTATTATACTCTACTAACTCTATCTTGTCTAGGGTGTTTTTGATGGTGGAGTGTGAGGTTCTGCCCCTCATAGTTTCCTAATGCAAATAGGAAACTGACCCTAGTCGCACCCCCCGAAATGGAGCTCCCAAACCGATTCGAACGGTTGACCTACTGATTACAAATCAGTTGCTCTACCAACTGAGCTATGGGAGCGTTTATATATCCTGTAACCTCTCGTTTAAAACTTCATCTAATGAGAGAGATGGTTGGAAATCTTCTCCTACATATCCCATATACAATAACATAGTCTTGATAGATGACCAATATGCATCTTCTTGTATCTTAAACTGTAACATCCTCATACAAGCGTCATATCCAAAAACATTGAATAGACATATAAGATGATTCAACATAAGTCTCTCTCTTACTTCACCATATTCGTGATGTCTGAAGAGTAATCGTTTAAGATATCGAATCCTTCTCAAGTCCTCTTGGAAATCTGCCACGTCCTCACATTGAGGGTCATCGTAGTGTTTCAAAGCAAATGCTTGGAAGTTTTTATTTGTTAGTTTGTCAAAAAGACCCATAATATATTAGTATGTAGGTGTAATGGGGAAGTGACTTCCCCGAGTATTACACTAGTGAACCGTAAACTTTAAATGAACCAGTTTTTAATTGTTCGTATTTGAATTTAACATCAATTACCTTTTCTTCTTTTTCGAACTCATCGTGAGGTGTATCAACTGATTTACCTGTGATTTCTCCGAATTGTGAAAAGGAAACTGTTGTTTCACCATTTCCAGTAATTTCTTCGTCAACTGGCATTTCACCATAGTCTGCAGTTCTAATTCTGTTAATCCCTATTTGTGCAAGTTTAGATTCTACTTGACCTATCGCAGCACTTGGATTTAAAAACTCGGATACAGCGGTGTGTCCGAGTATTGCATTCACTGTTGACTTAACATCAGCATCAGTTATGTCGTGTGGTACTTTCATTGAAGAAAGACCTGCACCAAAGAATGTTGATGGTCTATAAAGTTCTGTAATGAAATCTCTAAAATTTTTCATAATTTTTTCCTATGCGTTTAAATCTTAACTATCTGCTAATACTGTATCGTCATCGATAGCTGCTGTGTTGACATCATCGTCATCATCAAAGTCTGCAACGTCAGCACCCATTGAACCTGAAGACATTGCAACCAATGTTTCAAATTGAGTTCTTGACCCTACTACTTTTCTTTGCACCCATCCTTCAGAAGTTACACCACTTGATGATGCGACCTCAGCTGTATCAGCACCATAACATTCTGCTTTATCTGCAGTGTTAAGATATTTTGGTTTAGAAGCTTCGTTGTCTAATAATCCCCATAATGCCATTTTGTTTTCCTCTCTTTATTTGTTTGCGACTTTTAATATTGTATCAAAAGTCTTTTTGAAAGACTTGGAGTCTTTCTGTAACATCTGTATGTATTTAGTACGAACAGGTGCTTTAACTTTCATTAATGTGTTGTAAACTAGTGCAGCATCTTTTGCTTTCACTTTACTCTTTTTGTTATCGTTTGTTGAAACCTCTCCGTCTTTAGTTAGGTCTCTGTAATTTCCTAATTGAACCATTATGTTCTTATCTGCCCAAGATTGTGAACCAGTAGACTTATCGTTCAATGCACCTAGTGCTGAATCTATTACTGCATCTTCTCCAGCTTCTGCATACTTACCACCCGCCATTTTAGAGATTTTCTCTAACTTTGCACGAAGGTCGGATTCAGACTTAGATTGGGAAACTGCACGTGCAATCTTTTTATTTCCTGCATCTGACATCATTCCAAAGTCACCTTGTTTTTCTACAATCTTGTTGACTTCTTTTGCAGCTTGTTTTGAATATCCGAGTTTCTTTAATTTTTCTTTAAAGAGTCTAAATCTTGCGTCTACTTTATCCATTACTTCGCCATCACTTTATGTTTTGTAAGTAATGCTTTATACTTTGCAGATGCAGCTTTGAATAACTTACCTCTTCTCTCATATTCTTTTCTTTGAGAAGTGCCTTCATCACCCATAGGAACAAATACTCCGTCCCATCTTAAATCGTATTCCTTTTTTGCATCCATAATTTGTTTCTGAACATTATCTGGCAACTCTTTTAACTTGTTTACATTTACCATTTCGTCTAAGGATTCTTTGTTGAGAATTTTTTGAGTGTTTACTTTACCAATAAGTTGTAAGATGACATCTCTTGCTTTAAGAACTGCTTCGTAATCTTTATTATACTTCACGTTCTTAAGTTCTTTGTCACCCATTCCAGCAATCTTTTGATAACCTTTCAGAACTGCCTGCATATCTTTAGATAATTTTTTTAGTGAATCAACTTCTTTTTGTTGAATCTCATCTAAATGCATCTCTCTATATGTTTCGAATAAATCTCTCATATTACTTCTCGTCAAAATGTCTGATTGTTGAAGGGTCACCAAATGATGATTTACCTCTTGCAACTGCATCAAAGTCTCTGAGTTTCTTCTTAGTTCCACTCATAACGATTACTGTATCGTCTCTACCTTTGTCCATAGTAATCTTTAGACCCATCATCTTTGCAGACTTTTTAAATTTTTCTTCTTCGGGTCTCTGCATTCCTTTAACTCTGTAAGAAATCATCTCTTCTTGCAAGTTCTCACTCCATATATTTCTATATGTGTCCATAACAGATTCATTCTTTTCGTTCTGTTTCTTGGAGATTGCGATTGCAGCTTGTTGAGCTCTTGATACTGCATTTCCTTCTAGTTTGATTGCAGGTTGTTTTTTGAATTTAAGATTACCTCTTCCTCTTTTCATACCTTTACTCTCTTTGAGTTTTGCTTTGATTGGTGCATCATCAGAGTGGTGTTGAGGATTATCTTTTAGATACCATTCTCTTGGGAACTGTACCATTTCTACTCCCTTAAACTTAAGGACATTACCAGTCCAATCACCTAATTGTTTAATAAGAACTAGATTTAAGTCTGTTCCCTTTTTAATTTTATTGTATTTTTTTGCACGTGCAATATACTCATCAGAATGGATTGAACCATCATAGTCCTTTTCTCCACCTGGCAATGTAGTTCCATATGCACCCAAATCATCAAAGAACGAATCGTCTCCGAAGAAACTGTATACGTCATTTGTAAAGTCAAGTACGTCTTTAGCAGTTTTTGCCTTATGAGGTTTTCTTAAGAACTTCTGTAATTCAACTAATTTTGGATATGAATCGGGAACTGCCCAAGTACCTTCTAAAAGGTTTTGTTCTGCAACGAGTACTTTTGGTTTGAATTTCTTTAACACTTCTTTGTGTTGTTTAGTCATATCTTTCTTACCAGCATCGATTGCAAGTTCACCTTGACTTAATCCATCATCGTTGATGTCTAGTTTGATTGTTTGTTGACTCTTAAAGTAGTTTAATGCTTTCTGTGCATCCTGTCTGTTTTTGAATTTGTATTCTGCATACTCTACTTTTTCTGATATGTTATCACCTTGTTTTAGAAGTTTTGCAGCTTTAATTCTGTCGTGGTAGAAGAACTCGTGGTCTTTCTTAGTCTTGTCATCTTTTACAGTATAAGATTGTCTTGACATCTTAGTGACTTTACCCATATACTTTGCAC